AAAAGAACCAAAGTATTTCAGTATGATATTGAAGGAAACTTTTTAAGAGAGTTTCAATCTATTAGTGATGCTTCTAAATTTGTAGGAACAACTCCTTCTAATATCAAATATACTTGTGAAGGAAAATTTAATCATTGTAAAGGTTATAGGTGGAGTTATGTTAAAATCTAATCCAGTTAAATATAACAGTTGAGTTAGTTTAGTAAAAAGGAAATTATGACATTTAGTTTCAAAATAAATTCACAGGAGAAACCAATGGTCGAATCGATGACCGTTTTTAACTCCAATGAAGTAGACACCAAAAAACAACCAATGTTTTTTGGACAACCATTGGGAATACAAAGATATGATTCTTACAAGTATCCAATATTCGATAAACTAACAACACAGCAATTGGGTTATTTCTGGAGACCCGAAGAGGTATCTCTTCAAAAAGATCGTAGCGACTATCATATGCTACGCCCAGAGCAAAAACACATCTTCACCAGTAACCTGAAGTATCAGGTGATGCTGGATTCAGTTCAAGGTCGTGGTCCTGGTATGGCGTTCGCGCCTTACTGTTCCCTCCCTGAACTGGAAGCGTGTATGAAAGTATGGGAGTTTATGGAGATGATCCATTCCCGTTCATACACTTATATCATCAAGAACGTTTATTCAGACCCATCTGAAGTCTTTGATACTATCCTTAAAGAGGATCGTATTATGGAACGTGCCGTGAGTGTGACTCAGGCATACAACGATTTCATCAATAGTGCTCATCATTATGATAATTCGAATGAGTGGGTCCATGCTTTAGAACAAGTACCCTACGCAAAAGAAGCAAGGTATGAACTCAAACGCAAACTCTTTAGAGCAGTTGCAAACGTTAATATTCTTGAAGGTATTCGCTTTTACGTCAGCTTCGCTTGCAGTTTTGCTTTTGGCGAACTCAAGCTTATGGAAGGAAGTGCAAAAATCATCTCACTGATTGCTCGTGATGAAAACCAGCATCTGGTTATTACTCAGAACATCCTGAATAAGTGGAAGGAAGGTGATGACCCTGAGATGGCAAGTATCGCTAAAGAAGAGGAGCAATGGTTTTATAAGACCTTTGAGAATGCCGTGAATCAGGAAAAACTTTGGGCAGAGTATCTGTTCAAGGATGGATCTATGATTGGTCTAAATGACAAACTGTTACAGCAGTATGTTGAATGGATTGCAAACCGTAGAATGAAGGCGATTGGACTGAAACCTCTTTATGACATTCCTGCTAAAAATAACCCACTTCCCTGGACTGAGCACTGGATCAGTTCTAAGGGACTTCAAACCGCCAATCAAGAAACAGAAAATGAATCTTACATTGTCGGTGGAATTAAACACGATGTTACTGCCAATACTTTTAGTGATTTTAAACTTTGACAAATACAACAAACTGAAATATAATATTATATAAATAGTATTAGAGTTCAGTTTGTTAAAATGTATTATGTTTATGAATTAATAGATCCGAGAGTTAATCTTCCTTTCTATGTTGGAAAGGGGAAAGGTAATCGGGTCTATTTCCATTTATCGGAGCAATCAAGGGTAAAATCAGACAATTTTAAAAAGTTTGATAAGATTAAAAAAATAAGAAAAGAAGGTTATGAACCAGAAATTAAAATTGTTGAATATTTTGAGAATGAAAATGATGCTTATGATTATGAAGAAGAACTGATTAAAAAATATGGAAAGAAAGATATTGATGAAGGTGGAATACTCACAAATATATGTGAGAGTTCAAGACCACCAAAATTGACTGGAAGAACATACAAAGAAATATATGGAGATAAGTGGGAAGAACAAATACAAAAAAGATTAAAAACTAAAGAAGAAAGAGGAAACTATGGTGGAGTAAAGAAACATACCAAAGAAACCAAGAAAAAAATAAGTGAAAAAGTAGCAGGAAAAAATAATCCAAGTTATGGTGTTCCTTGTAGTGAAGAAAGAAAAAGAAAAATAAGCGATAAAGCAAAACAAAGATATGCAAAAGGTTTCTTATCACCATCAGCAAAAAAATGGAAACTTGTTTCCCCAGAGGGGCAAGAATATACAATTGTTGGTGAATTAAAAAAATTTTGTAAGTTACATAATATTTCATATGCAACTATGTCCGCCGCAGTTAAATACAATAGAACTGGACCAAGAAGAAATGGATGGACTATAAAAAATGAACCATAAAATAATCAAAGATGATTCCAACTATGATGAATGGTGCGAACAGGAAATCCTGAATGCTTATAAAGAAGCAGCAGAATCTGATGAGTTTCTGTTTGGTGATTATGATTTCAAGAAAGAATGGTTAGAGGGTCAATGACCCTCTTTTTTATAAATAAAATTAGAAAAACATAAAGAAACAATGTCTAGAATTACGGGAACTGATGCTCTCAATATGATGGAAGCATACAATGCGATTTATGCTCCACAAGAACTCACAGAAGAGCAAGTTTGGGAAGAAGTTGAGGCATGGGTAAATTCACTCGTAGAGGAAGGTTATGACCTGAGTGAGTATACATGGGAAGATATGTATGAGGCGTATATTGGTGAAGATATAAAATCATTTGCTGATAGAGGTGGATTATTAGGTGCTGCTCAAAGAGCTTTTGCCAGATCTGGAACAGAACAGGGAAAAGCACAAAATAGAGCAGCAGTTGGTAGATTCTTTGGTGGTATTAATCAAGCAGCACTTAATAGAATCAGACAAAATGTTCCACAAACAACTTCATCAACAAGACCAACACCTACATCCACACAACAGAATTTAAGAGGTTTGAGTATTGGACCTGGTGGATTTAATATTAATGGTAGACCAGTTCAAACTACCCCAGCAAGACCTAGTGCTCCTGCTGCAACTGCTTCATCAAGACCTGCTGCTCCTGCAAGACCCGTTGTTGCTCCTACAAGACCCGCTGCAGCGCCAGCAAGACCTGTAGCACAAGCACCAGCAAGACCTGTAGCAGCACCACAAACACAATCACAAAAACCAACAACTGCTCCTGCCGTCTCTCCTATTGAAAGAAGAACTCCAACTTCTGCTGAACTTAGACAAGCACAACAATTTAGAACAACAGGTGCAAACTTGACTGGTACTGGAGCACTTGCAACTCCTACTGCAGCACCTACGACAGCACCTGCAACAACTCCTGCTCCTGCTGCCACAGCAAGACCAAATCTTCAACAGTCCATCAGAAATCGTCGTCTGAATATGGATTTAGATCTTTTTGATATCGTAAAAGGTTATCTGATTGATGAAGGTTACGCTGAAACTGAACAAGCAGCAGCAGTTATCATGGCAAACATGAGTGAAGAGTGGAAAGAAAGCATTCTTGATGAAGGATTTAAAAAGATGAATCGCTCAAAGATTGAAAAGCAAGCAGAAAGACTTGGCGGCGATAGAGGAAATATTCTCCGTTATCTTGCCAACAGAATGGATACTCCTGAGGAAAGAAAATATTCCACATCAAAGGCAAGAAAAAATAGATCAGGATCTGGCGAATATAGACAGGCACAACATCTTAGAGCAAGAGATGATGCAAAGGCAGATTTTGAGAAATATGGTCTTCGCTGATTGAAAATATAAAAATTAACGAGGGTCTAACCAACCCTCTTTTTTTATAAATAACTAAAAAAGTAAGAAAGAAAAATGAAGTCTTTTAGTCAATTTTTACAAGAGTCATATTTGAATGAAGGTGTAGCGCCTGGTGAAAGAATAAGATCTCCAAAGGAACAGGCAGAATGGGATAAAATTGATCAGAGAGAGAAAGAACAAGCAGCAAGAAGAGCAAAAAGAAAACCATCTGGAGCAGCCGCTAGACCAGATCTTCAATTCAAATCAACAAAAGTTCAAAGTCCAACAACTTCAAAAAAACCCTCTGGTGCTGCAAGAGATCCCTGGAAACAATTTCCAAAAAAACCACAACAACAAATGGGACTTCCAAAAGAAGGACCATCATCCCGTCTTCCTGGAAGAACATTAGAACCTGCAGGTGGAACTTCACCAAGACCTGCATTATCTGCTGCAGGGCAAACTGCAAAAGGAGATAAATTGGTAAAAGCATCCCCCGCAACACCATCAACAAGACCAACATCAACTTCATCGATTGATAAACCTCAACAAACAGTTAAGGTTGTTGATTTGGATAGTCAAAGACGAAGAGATGCAAAATCGAAACTAAGAAGTGCAGCTGCTGGAACTGGTCCAAGTGGAAAACCAATTATTACTCCTCCGCCAAAAGTACAGCAACCATCTTCTTCTGCTACACCTTCTCAAGGAAAACCACCAACAGGTCCAAAACCAACTGGAAAATGGGCAAAAATAGGAAAATTTGCTGGCCCTGCATCTGCTGCATTAGATACTGCACTATCTACTGCTGATGAAAGATCGAAAGGATCTGGATGGGCAAGATCACTCGCTAAAGGTGCTACAGTTGCCGCTGGAGGACTTGCTGGAGGCGCTCTAGGTGCTCTAGGAGGTGGTGGTATTGGTAGTGCTGCTCTTGGTACTGCAGGTGCTATTGGTGGGGCAGAACTGGCAGGAAAGGCGTTTGATGTTGCTGCTGGCGCTAATGCAAAAGAAAGAAAAGCAATGGCAACAGCAAATCGTCAACGTCAAGCAGGAACCGCTATCAAAGGTATTGGTGGTCCTACCAGTTTTGACACCAAAAAGAATACAATGACCACTGGTTCTGGATCACAAAGAAGAACTGTTCAACTTGCTAAAACTGGTGTAGTTCAAAGAGGTGGACAATCAGTTGCTGGACATCTTGCATATAAAGGTGGACAAGCAGTTTATAAGGCAGGTCCAAGTGCTCAATCTCTTGCTAAAACTTCTTCTAATCCGTTAGAAAGAATTGGAAGAACTTTATTTGCTGGTGCTTATAAGAAGCATGATGCTGCTAAAGCACAACAAGCACTTCAAAAAGCAAGACAAAATGATGCTGCTCGCAATAAAAAACTTGGAGTAAAATTTGGTCCTGGCAAGTGATTTTTTATAAATACCTGTATATAAAGGTATTTAATTTATAACCATGTCTAGAATTTCGCAAGACTTCATTAATTCTGTTGGGTATTTGTATGAAGAAATCAATATCCAACAGGAAGATTTTTTGAATGAAGATTCTCAATATTATGATGCGGAAGCAGCAGAAATAGTAGAGGATATTCTTTCTACTATTTCAACTTCAATGGTTTATGAAGGGTATAGTGCTGAAGGTATCATTGGATTTCTTGCAGATTCTTCGGAAGAAACAATTATTGAAAAGTATTTGAGTTTTGATGAAAGTATTCTTACCGAAAATGTAGTTTCTGAAGATTATATTCAAGAACAATTAGAACTTTTTGATGTTGCAATTGATGAGGGTTTGGCAGATAAATTGTTAGGTGGTGCCATTAAACTTGCGGGAAGAATAGCATCAAAACCTGCAAGAAAAAAAGTTGCAAATATAATTCAAAATTCCAAAAGACCTGAAGTAGCAAGAAGAAGAATACAAAATCTTGCTCAAAGGGAAGCGAGAAAAGGAAATGTTGGTGGATATAGTCCAACAAAATCACCAATTGATGGTGGAAAACCAATGACTGGTAAGCAGTCTGCAGAATTACTTTCAAAGGCAAAACTAAGTCAAGCAACTCAAAAAGTAAAAGATATTGCTAAAGGTGCAAAAGCAGCATTAACAAGTCCTACTGCAAAGAAAATAGCATTAGGTGCTGCTGGATTGGGTGCTGCTGGTCTTGCTGGAGGTATTGGTGGATATATGGGAGCAAAACTTGCAGGAGCAGGTTCTGGATCAAAACCAACAGATTCACCACGACCAACTACAACAACACCAGCACCAGCACCAGCAGCACCAGCAGCGGCGCCGAAACCACCTGCAGCACCTTCTGGATCTGGCGGTGGTGGAGGAGGATCTACTACAACACCTGCAAAACTAAAGTCTGATGCCGAAACTTCTAAGTATAAAGAACTCATTAAACAAGGAAAAACTAAAGAAGCAGAAACAGCAGGATTGGAAACTTGGGCGAAAAAGTATCCAGATCTTGCATCAAGAGTAAAACCTGGTCAATCTGGTTATGATGTTATTTCAAGATTAAGAGATAAACCAAGTGATTATGAGAAACAAGATCAAACTCCAACTCAAGGTTCACCAACTGCGCAGATTGATCCTAGAGCAATAGAAGATTCTTTAAAGGCAGAACAAGAAAGACAAAAGAAAAGAATGGAGCAACAGAATAAAACTCCTGTAACTGCAAAAGAATCGTACGAACCTTATGATATTGTTTTAAACTATCTACTGTCTGAGGGTCACGCAGATACCTTAGACGAAGCAAATTACATCATGTTGGAAATGGATGAAAATGCAATTTGCACAATTGTTGAAGAGTATAACAACTATTTACTTGCTGAAGAAATTGAAGAATGGGTAAATGATTTTGTAAACAAAGGTTATGACTTTTCTGAATACACCTGGGATGATGTTGTTGAATATTATGTGAATGAGAAAAGACAGTTAATTTAAAAACATTATAGCATCTTCAAGGGGGCTTGACAAGTCCCCTTTTTTTGTCTAGACTACCTTTGTCCCGGTTGAAGATGAGGCTTTAGCTAATCTTAGAAGACTTAAGAACCACACCATAAATTCTTTCAGATTCACTCATATAAAAGGTACCACCAATATTTGTATTGTAATATTCTTCACTCATTAATACATTACGATTAAATTGTTCATAAGTTTCATAATAACTCATAGATTTTTTATGAGGACATAGGTAGAGAATTTCACGAAGAAAATGTTCTTTACCTAATCTTTTTACATCTTCATTAAGTTCATCACATGAACCGAAGTAATCTTTCCAATTAGATTCTTCTGTCTTTCTTCTTCCTGTTTTTTTATTCTTTTGCCTTGTCCAGAAATGTTTTTTGCCAATATACTTTTTATTATTCGTAAGATTCGTAATTATGTAAACAAACCCTTCCATTCCTTTGGGAACATCGGTAAAGACTTCTCTATTATATTGCCAATCCATAATAATTCTTTATTTGACTATTTAGATTTGCGTTTGGAACTGAGAGATGGTAGACTTGAAACGGATGATGATTTTCTAAATACTATGACTACACTTGAAAAAACTCTTCGGGAGTCGCATGATTGGGCGATTGATCGTATTCATTATTTGAGTGAAAATGACATTGATAATGCATATGCAATTCAATCCGAATTTAGTGAATGGTTGAATCCTGATATTCCAGATCATGATATTTACTCACTAGAATACTTAGGAGAATAAAATGCAAATAGACCTCCATAATTTTTTCAAGTACTACGACGAAAAAAACCCAAAGCATGTTGCTGCAGTAGATGACTTGGAAAGGTTACTTCTAGAAAAAGCACCAGAACTTCTAGAAGATGATTCGAATTGGGTGAGGATTTATCGCTCAAAAAACACTCCACCAGAACCAAAAGGAATCTTATTAGATGTTCCTTGGTATCCACAAACCGACAACTATGCCTTACCGGATTCCACTTGCAATTCATCTGCTTGTGCGATGTGTCTTGAATTTCTTAAACCTGGGTCACTGCCATCAGGACCGAAAGGTGATGATGCTTATTTGAAGAAAGTATTGGCACAAGGTAATTCGACTGACCATACAGTTCAAACCAGAGTTCTGGAGTCTTATGGTGTCAAATCCACATTCAGGTATGATTTAGGGTTTGATGATTTGGATAGGGAATTAGAGTCTGGTCGTCCTGTGGTTCTTGGTATTTTACATCGAGGCCCAACTCATAGACCCGCCAGAAACTCTGGGCATATGATTTGCTGTATAGGGAAAACTGATAAAGGAGATTATATTTTTCATGACCCCTACGGAAGTTTACATAATGGATACAGTGGACCAGTATCTCAAGGAAGACAAGTGGTTTATAGTAGAATGGAACTAGAAAAAAGATGGACTGCTGATGGAACTAAATCTGGTTGGGGTCGAATTTTTCTTCCATAAATAAAGTGTCTGTTTGGTTAATGTGTAATTATGATAGATATGGAAATACTTGTTCTAGATTGTATCAAATTTTGAGGGAAGAAATATCGCAAAGATATTCGGGCGATAATAATCCGGCAAAACTACCAGAAAATAGAATAAAAATAAGTAAAGGAGTTGCTGGACTTGGTGAAAGGCATCCTATGAAAAATTTAGAAAATAGGAAAAAACAAAGTGAAATGATGAAAAGAAATAATCCATCAAAAAGACAAGATGTTATTATGAAAAAAAGATTAAAAATGATTGGAAATAAAAATGGATTGGGATATAAATTTACAGAAAACCAAAAGAATAATATATCAAATAATTTATCTAAACAAATATATGAAGTAACATCGCCAGATGGAAAAGTTTTTATTGTAATAAATTTGAGAAAGTTCTGTTCTCTTTATAATATTGATAGTAGTTGTATGTATAAAGTTTCTAAAGGTAAATATGATAATCATAAGGGTTGGAAGTGTCGCAAATTAACTAAATATGAATATGCATAAGAAACCACAATGACCATAAAATTCATAGATGCTGTAAAGCATCATCAAGATCTTCAACATCAGATTGATGCCTGGCAATTTCTTCAGGCATCAATTCATAAAGAAATCCTTGATGAGTTTGCGAGAAGATATCGTAATGAAAAAGTAGAACCAACTCTAGAAGGACTTCCAATTCCTGGAGTAGAGTTAATTAAGGAATTTGAAGGATGTCATCTAAAAGCATATTATGATCCTTTGACTGGTGGACTTCCCATTACAATTGGTTGGGGAAGCACTCGCAGAAAAGACGGCACTCGATTTATGATTGGAAATAAAATCACACAAGACGAAGCAGATGACCTTCTTTATTATCAACTGAGAAAAGAGTTTCTCCCACCACTTAAGCAGATTCCTTATTGGAATGAAATGAATGAAAACCAGCAAGGTGCTATCCTATCTTTTGCTTATAATCTAGGGGCACGATTTTATGGATCGAATGGATTCAATACTATTACTAAAGTATTGAAAAATAAAGAATGGGATAAAGTTCCTGATGCTATCTATCTCTATCACAATCCAGGTACAAATGTTGCTGAAGGATTAAAGAGACGAAGAATTGCTGAAGGTAAACTTTGGTCTTCTTAATCTTCTATTTTTGTTCTTAATGCAATCACAGTAGTTAGTAAAACAATCAACGTATCATACCCCCTCCTTTCAGATTCTTTGCAATCTAAAGGAGGGGGGTTTTTTAATTCTCCTTTTACATTTGCTTTATTCATAGAACCTGGAAGCATGAAATTACATGCAACAAAGTTCAAACCAACAAATCCAATTGTAGAAACACATACAGTAGTGATCAGTTTATTCAGTAATGAACCACACTTTTTTCCTACCAAGTTTGGCAGGTCGTCTGATGAACCTGATGACTTCTGCTGGTTGTCGTTTTGGTTGTGGTCTTTTTCCTTCATTGAATATTCCTTCGTTGGTGATTAATCTTATAATCAACAATCCAATGAGAAATATTTTTTTCATTTACATGTAAGGTTTTGCTATACCTTCATTTAACATTTTTTCATTCAATGTAACTGAATCTCCTATAAGATAAAGAGTTCCAAGTATTCTGCCATATTTATCTTCTTTGGTTGTTTCTATAATCCATTGACCTTCTTTAGAAAGTTCTTTTTCCAACCAAAGTCTTGCTTCTATTCCTTTCTTTTTTTCTTCTAAGTTTAATGTTCTTGTTTCTGACGCATTTAGACCTTTGAGTCTAATCTTTTGGGATATGGTAAGATTAAATCCTAAATCTATGTCTGCATCAATTGTGTCGCCGTCAATGATTCTTGTGATTTTCTTGATTTTGTACTGATACATTTAACTCATCATTTGCCATCTTAAGTATGTAGTAAATTATCCATAGAGTTCCTACTAGTCCAATACCTAACATAATGATAACACCCCAAACAACTTCATTCATTTTTATCTACCTTCCATATTGTGTATCCAAGTCTTAAGTTCGTGGATATATTTTCTCAACATATCTGCTTTTTCTAAATGCCATTTATCCCCACTCTTGAAATACTCTTGAGTATGATTATCTATTGCTTTCAGAATATTATGAATAGGAGCGTTCCAAGGTGCTCTCTCATTAGTATTAAACTCACGAGGCATATATTTGGAGTTTTAAGTATTTATTCCAATCTTATTCTTTTTATAAGGGAAAGCATTTCTACTCCCCCTCCTGAAAAGTGTGAATAGTCAGGCAATATTATTTATCACCTCTTCTTGCCACCATTCTTTGCTTTTTTCGCAGTCGCATTACCTTGATTTTGCTTGGGTTGCTTTCCGCCAGCGGAACCCTTTTTTCCTTTGTTGGGTGACTTTGCCATTAGTTTATAGGCATAACATTTTATTTATATCAGACAGTTTAAAAATTGGACTACTTGACAAATCCTAAATATTAACTTATTATGTAAAAATCCCTGTTATGAGCAGGGTCTTTTTTATGAGATATTGACTGTGATTAGAGCCGTGGAAGGTGCCCTTTGAGAAAAGGGTGTACCCCCCTTCTATACGGATGTAGAGTTCAATTAAATTTAGTGCAAAATTTCTTTACAGTAGCCCTGCCTCTCCTGGCAACGGTTACAACCAGTACGGCATCACTGCCATTCGTCAACTACAAGATGCAAGGT